TTAGGTTGGAAGCTATCTTGACCAACTGCTCTTACCATTTGTAATGGTACATAAGGACAATAGAATAGTCCAGAGTCGTATGGTGAAGTTCCTTTGTAACCAACTACATAGAATTGACTTGCGTTTACATTCGCAGAATATGGATCAACATATACTTTGAATTTACCGTTAAGTACACCAGCGAAAGTATTACCAGTGTCATCTACATTTAAGTTAGTTGCAAGAGCAGGAGCGTAATCTAATACACCTGACATTTGAAGCGCAGAAGCGACATCAGCTGAACAGATAATTAAGTTACCTTTTCCTCTTCTTGTTTGTTGTCCTATTGCATTAGCATCTCTTTCTAATTGGAATAATAGTCCTTTGAATTTTTCAACTGACCATCTACCATTTGAGTCTGTGTCAAGATCAAATATACCAGCAGTAGTAGTATTAACTTGAGCACCAGCTTTTGCAGTAGTGTATATTGTTCTAACAACTTCTCTATTGATTTCAGCTAAGATTTCAGAAGATAGGATGTTAGCAAGTTCTGTTTCAGCGTCTAGACCATGGATTGCTTTGAAGTCTTGAGCAAGTTCCATAGTGTATTCAGCTTTAAGAGCTCTTGATTTAGCAGTAACAGTAACTTTATCGATTGAGAAAGCCATTTCAGCAAACTCGTCAGTTCCGTCACCTAGTGTTTCTGCTTCAGCAGTTGACATACCAGAACCAGTAGTGTAAGTACCAGCAGATGGACTGTCGTTCAATGTCGCAGGGTTACTACCTGAATGAGCGTCTGGAGAACCAGTATCTGAAGCAGCATCTTCAGCAGAAAAGTCTGAATCAGCTTCGTCAAATAATGCCTCAGCACCCGCTTGAGAACCATATCTTGATTTCATAGCGAAGATTAGTCCAGTTGGACCAGTCATCGGCTGAACACCACAGATATCGTAAGCAATTAGGTTAGGCATAGCTCTTCGTACTAATGATATAAGGACAGGATCCCAGTTATCAACAGAACTACCAGTTGCGTTTGCTGGTGCAGCTTCTGTCATAAATGATCTGTCTTCTCTAACTGCTTTTTCTTGGTTTTCAAGAATAACAGTTGTTACAGCTCTTTTGTATGCGTCCTCGATTTTTGGTAAATCAGGATGCTCCAATACTGGCTGCCATTTTTCTTGTAAGTTTTCAGTAAGATACATTTGTTTATCTCTCCTTAATTAATTAATTAATAACTAAATCTTTACAGATTTAATATTTTTAGTTATAGCGGCTGTATATGCAGCCATAGCATCGGTATTGCTCTCAATCGGAGCGTTAGCCGCAACAGAATCGACATCATCTTTAGATGAGCTTTCTTCTATTTTCTTTTTAGGGAAATAAGATTCTTTAATAGTTTCTAACTTCTCTCTAAATTTCTCAGCACTATCATACTCAACATTTTCAGCCATTGAAGTAAATTTTTCTTTTTCTGTTTCTGCTAAATCGTCTGAAATTTCAGCAACGATTGAGCTTCTATCAGCGTTAGAAACTTTTTTAGTTAAGTCAACATTTTTTTCAATCTGTTCATTTAACTTTGCTTCAAGTTTTTTATTTTGGTTAGTTAAGTCATCAAGCACATTATATTTTTCTTCAGGAACATCAATGTAATGTTCTTTGAACAAATCTTTAAGACCAGTTATGAAGTCTTCAGCGATTTCAGTTCTAATTCCTCTTTCAACCGCTAGTTCATTTTCTTTCATCCACTCTTCCACAACATAGTTTAGATATGAGTCTACTTTTTCAGTCATAGCTTCTTTTATTGTTTCTCTTTCAGCTGAAAGTTTTTCTTCGTATTTAGCCTCAAGGATTTTTGTTTGTTCCTTAATTCTTGTTCTAACAGCAGTTTCAAAAATTGTAGCTGCTTTATCTTTAAATTCTTCAGATAAATCAGCGTCACTTGAAACCAATGCTTTAACATCATCGGATAGGTCAATTTCTACTTCAGTTGATTCTTTTTTAACTTCTTTGTCGTCTTCTTTTTCATCATCATCCTCAGCCTTAACCTCTTTATCTTTACTCTTTTCGTCTTCAGGTTTAGCTTCTTCTTTTACAGAAGAACCAGGTTTTTGATCTTTTGGTAAAGAACCATCTTTAGCTTTTTTCTTTGCTGGATCCGAAGTATTTTGTTTCGCCTTTGCCGCAGCGTCTGGATTTTTATCAGTTGGTCTTACAACTGCAGGACCCATATCAACTGCGTCATTTTTAAGAGTAGGAGCTTGAGCAGGAGCTGCGTCTTTATTAGCCACATTTACCTGTTCTTTAACTTCTACATCTACATTAATATCTGACATTCGGTCTCTCCTTGATTATTAAAAAATAAATTTATTTTTTCGTTATTATTATTTATACAATTTACCATCTCAATACCAACGCAATTTAAACAAGCTGCGTAGGTTATTAAAGTTTTGATAAAAAGTTGTTAAAAATAGAGGCTTTCTTCTCCGCTAATTCGGAGCGTTTTGTATTCTCTATTTGTTGTTTATATCTTTCAACTTCCATACTTTTCAGTACTCCGTTGTCCCATACCCACTCTTTGCCTTCCATTATACCTTCAACAAAAGCGTCTGGAGCTGATGGGTCTGCAACTATATCAGCTGCGGTAGCAAGATAGAAATCCTTACCTACAACATTACCTTGTGATGATGATTGTATTGATCCCATACCTCTTGATGATACACCTAATTGAGCACCTTCGTCAATTAAATTCTTAACTATTTTACCGTAAGGAGTATCCATTATCTTAGCCTCACCTATGAAGTTTTTACCTTCTGGTTTTAGACTAGTAATCATATGTGAAACTCTTTCTAGATTAACTGTTGGACCATCTGGATGTCCTAGTTCACCGAAAGCTCGTTTCTTGTTTACATATTCTGAATTATATCTTTGAACTTCTTTAGTAAGAGTTTGCACAGGATAAACACGACCATTACGGTTCTTAATATCCGCTTGCATAAAAACACCTCTTATCTTATAGTCTTTTTTACCACTAGCATTTGCTTCGGTTAAGACTTCAATGTTCTCAATTGTTTCTGTTATTAGTTTCATTTATCTCTCCACCTTCTCTTTGTTATAAACTTTATCTACTATTCCTTTTTTCATATCTTCTACTTTAATTCCTAATTTTTTAGCAAAAGCCAATTTAAATTTTTCTGCCAATTCACCTTTACCTTTACCTTTAGTCCCAACAATTCTTTCAAGTATTTGCTTATTGTAATTGGGCATTATCTTATTTCAATAATAAGAGTATAATTATCACCAGCTACAAAACCTTTTGTTGAAAGTAATACATCTCCAGCAGGACTTGTATCTGCTGTCAATGTTGCATTGTTAGAAATCATATTACCTGCAGTATAATAATCGTGATATCCTCTGCCAGATAAAAAACAAATTGTAGAATTAGCAGCACTTGTTCCACTACCTGCCCATAACAATTCAACGCCTGATTTACCATTTGTTGTATTAACCGCCCACCAAATTTTCGCAACACTTCTTTCAGCGTCTTCGGTCATAAATGTTAATGCACTAGCATCCATTTTTGTTACAAGCGTTTCACCTGATCCGTCACACATATTTGTAAATTTCATCACGGTTTTTGTACCAGATGTATCTACTAAAGTTTGACTTGTTACCACATCAGCCATTAATTGTTTCTCCTAAATTCTGTCACCAACAAATAACTCTCTACATTTGAATCAGTTGTTAATAATATTTGTTTATCATTACCAAACTTTAATTGGTCAGGTCGTAATCCATACTTACCTTTACCAGTTAAAGATAAATCACTTGCTTCACTATCAGCACTAATCTTTAATGTGCCTGTTCCTTTTATCAAATAGTAGCACTCAATTAAACTTACTAGTGATTCATTATTACCACTTGCAAGATTTTCAGCACCACCTTCAATCATCTTTTGGTCGGTTTCACTACCTATACCAACAGATTTAATTATAGCTTTATCTGTTGTATCAACAACCGTAGTATTAGTTATCGTCATAAAAAATTAAGCAGTAAATGCTTCGTCTTTTCTTAATTCAATTAATATATATCCAGAAACTCCATAAGCGTTACACTTTAGGTCTCCTGATGTTGCAGTAGTATTTGTTGCGTTGTTCTCAATCTTACCAGCAGTACCATCATAGTGTCCTGAACCTGCAAGATTGATTGCCTTAGTATCTGCCGCAGCACCCACAAATTCAATATCTGCCCAACCAGTATTGTCGTCAGCAGTACCTTGTACCAACGCCCACCATATTCTAGTGATGTCTAACATAGCACCGTTAGCGTGTCCCGCTAATGCACTAGCATCAAGTACAACGGAGTCAGCAGTAGTATTATCGTTCATGTTTACTAAAACAGTAACTTTACCACCAGCAGTTCCACTACCTGTTGCGATTTTTGTATCTTTAAGTGTTCTTGTTGCAATTGCCATTTTTTATTTCCTTAATTTAATATTTCGTTGTCAAAATAATCTTCTATAGCAGACACTTTAACATTTCTTTTTTTTGCTACCTGTTTAATAATACTATCAATTTTAGTTATAATTTCACCTTTGGTATTATCCAACATAGTAAATATATCTTTCACCGCCCGTTTTTCTGCAGGAGATAGTTTTTTAAACTCCGCAGTTTCTCTAGGACTATCGTCCTTTTGTTCAGATAGTTTTTTCTTAAACTTCTGGAACGACAGCTGGTTCAACATTTTCTCCACCTTGGTCTATCTCAACAGGCTCTTGTACAGGCTCTTGTTCTTGTCCTGGTGTTTGTGCCGCTAAATTATCAGCACTTCCTATTCCCATTGGAGTTGTTACAGCACCTTGTACTTTATCTAAACCAGAAGCTGCTTTAGTTGCTTCTAGTTCTTTAGCACTACCTAACCAATCAGTAGCAACTGATTGTCTTTTATCATCAAGTGCTTGTCCAATTTTATCAGACAATGCATTTTTAAATGCGTCTTGAGCTTTTACATTGTCTCCACTTGCAAGTGAATTAACCATACTTTTTATATTATCATTTGGCATAATTATTTTTCTTCTCCTATATTTATATCAGTATTATCATTATCTTCCATATCTTGTCCTTCAGGAGCAGCAATAATACCTTGTTTTATTTCATCAGCAATCTGATTGTCAATGTCAATTATATCTTCATCACTTTGTCTTAATACATTTTTTCTTATATATGCAACTGAATAGTATTTTCCTACATATGGATTAACTTCTTGAGCAAGACTTAATCTTTCTCTTAAAATTTCTGCTTCTTTTAGTTCAGCAAAGTATCCATCTTTTAAATAATCATATTGAATATGTGGTCTAATTATTTGCCAGTCTTCAATTGTGATAACACCTTTTAAAACTAATTGCGTTTTAAGTATATCACTAAAGACCAGTGTAAATCGTTTTCTTAATCTTTGAACGAATTTAGTAAATTTTAATTCATCCCTTGTAATCTCAGCTGCTTTGCCAAGATTAAAACCTGCTTCTGATTCCATTCTTGAAATCGGTACATTCAATGCTTTGTATAATTTCTTTTGAAAGTATTGAACATCTGAAATCTCACCAAGATTTTGTCCACCTGGTAAAGTAGATACTTCAGTTCCTTTTGCACCTTCTCTACGAGGTAACCAAAAGTCTTCAAGCATTGACATATGTTTTCTGTCATCTCTTATCTCACCTGTACTTGCGTCATAAACAAGTTTATTTCTATATCTTGCCATTACATCACGAAGATAAGCTTCTGCTTTTATTTTTGGTAAGTTACCAACATCAACATAAAATATTCTTCTTTCAGGTGCTCTTACTATCCTGTAAATAACAACAGCATCCTCAATCATTCGCAATTGATTGACAGGTTTAATTGC